AATTTTAGAAAAGCAAAATTCAAAAAAGGTAGTGATGAAGAAAAAGCGGCGGCTGAGGCTTTGGAGAGAACTATACAAGCGATTAAATCCAAAGCACAAGCAGACGCTGACGCAATATTGGACGCTGAGGCAAAAGAACGACAAAAAGTTATTGATGAAGAAAACAACGCTATTGCGAGGGAACGAATAAAACAAAGAGTACAACAAGTCAAAGAAGTTGAGGCTAAATTAGCCGAGGATGCGAGATTATTGGAATTACAAAAACAAGCAGAATTTGACCAATTATCCTTAGCACAACAAGCGGTGGCGTTAGAGGAAGAAAGACAACAAATATTAGAAAATGAAGAATTAACTGAAAGTGAAAGATTTGAAATTAATAAAAAATATGATAATCTAATTGAACAAAATAGAAAAGCAAGAATACAAAAAGGTTTTGAGATAGCAAAAGCGGCGGCGGGAGCACTTGGAGCACTAAATGATTTATTGACGGCAAGGGAACAAAGAAACGCTAAACTTACAGAAGCGGAAGCGGAAAAATTAAGACAAAAACAATTTAAGAGGGAAAAGGCACTAGCACTTGTTAATGCTGGTATTGGTACGGCAGAGGCAATTGTTAAAGCCTCCCCCAATCCCGCATTAATAGCATTTGCGGCGGTTACCGGAGCATTACAAATTGCGGCTATTGCCTCTAAAAAATACCAACCCGATAATGAAACACCACCAACAGTAAGCGAACCCACAGCACCGAGTGAAGATGCTACTGGTGGAGGTATTGCTCCCGCAGCGGGATTAGTTGGTCTAACTCAAATAGGGGCTCTTACACCACAGAATAATAGGGTGTTTGTTGTTGAGAGTGATATTACCTCAACGATTAATAGAGTACAAGTTGCGGAAAATCAAAGTAAATTTGGTTAATGAAAAAAGATTATATTTATTGAATATGGAAAAATTAAAAATTACAATACCAGAAAGTTATAAAGATATAATGTTGGGACAATATATGGAATTTATCTCAACAGACTTCACTAGTTTATCCCCAATTACAAAAATGACAAGGATATTATCAATTTTATCTGATATTGAGGAGGAACAAATATTAAAATTAAATTTACCCCAAATTCAAGAATTAATTGAGGATTTGACTTGGTTGGAAAAACAACCAACTCCAAAATTCAAAAAGGTAATTGAAATAGATGGGGTTAAATATGGCTCAATTCCTCAAATGAATTTAATTAAAGTTGGGGAATATATTGATATTGAAAATTATATTGAAAACTTCAACGGTAATTTACATAATATACTTGCGGTTATTTACAGACCAATAAAAAAATATCGTAGTGATGATGATTACACTATTGAAGATTATGATAGTACTGACGCTCAAATAAGGGCGGAAATGTTTTTAACGAAGTTTAATACGGAGGACGCAATTGGAGCCTCACTTTTTTTTTGGAATGGCGTAGAGGAGTATTTAGCAAATTTAACGGGATATTTGGAGGCGGAACGGAGGGAGAGGCTGAGGGAGATAACTATGATGGATTAAGTAAAAAAGAAATAATTGAAATTAAAAGACAAGAGGAATTAGATAAAAAATTTAGGTGGTATTCTTTTGTTTATTCATTAGCCGATGGGGATATTACAAAATTTGAAAAAGTCTTAGACCTCAATTTAATATTTTGTCTAAATCACATATCATTTAAGAAAACATATAAACTTTAAATTTATAAAGTATTATAAATATTTACTATAAAAAGTTATGGAAAAAGATTTACCAGTATATCAAATAATAATCCCCGAAGATAATAACGAAGAATTTGGGGTGAAGGTAATATCAATAGTAGATGACCCCGCAATTCAAGAGGATTTTATCTATTTGAACAAGACCCAATTATTTACATTTAACGCAGACCAAAAAATATTACTAGGACCTTTACTTATTCCCAATAAAAAAATTTTTAGATTTAGTGAGGAAATTGGTGAGTATTATATTGTTTTTAGTGAAGAGGTTATTACCCAAATAGTAAAAAAATTCAATAAGGAGGGAAACCATAATAATTTGAATTTTCAACATATGGGGGATAAAATTGTTAGTGGTTTTTTACAAGAAAATTGGATTATTGAAGATGAAGAATTTGATAAATCCAAAAAATATAAATTCAATCTACCAAAGGGAACTTGGATGGGTAAAATTTATATTGACGATAATGAGTTTTGGAATGAGATAGTTAAAACGGGGATAGTTAAAGGATTTTCCGTTGAATTATTTGCGGGTATTGAACAAGTATTTTCCAAAGTTAATGAAGTATGTAATTTGGAAAATGGATGTGGATGTAAAGGTAAAAAAGGATGTGGGCACTCTGACCAAGATTGGGACTTTGTTGAAGAAGTTATGATAAGAGCAGAGTTGTTAAAACAACAATATCAACAAGATTTAGATAGTGGTAAATTAAATTTTCGTAGAGTAAAATGGGAAAGATGGGTAGCGAACGATGATTGTTTAAGTTGCCCAATATGTACGACGCTCCACAACATAGGGTGGCAGATACAAGGGTCATTCTTTGATTATAATTGGGGTAGTAATACGAAAAAAATTACGATGCCTCGTAGAAAAAAAGCGCATAGTTATGTCGGTGAGGGTAGATGGAAGGCTGACGACGCTTCTTGTAGATGTCGTAAAGATACATTTATTACTGACGCAACTAATCCTAATTTACCTAACTTTGAACGAATATTACCTTGTGAATAATTATGAACCCAATACAGAAATTAAAATTTATTAAAGAGTTTTTATTGGAGGGTTATAACGATTACCACCAAGCCGCTAGTGATAATGCTAGAATAGCAAGAGATAGAAACGAGAAACTCGGTAATCCTTGTGCTACGAGAGTTGGAAAAATTAGAGCAACCCAATTAATCAATAGGGAAAATTTAACAATAGACACTATTAAACGGACTTTCTCATATTTGAGTAGGGCAAAGGCTTATGTGAATTCTGACCCCAATTCTTGTGGTAATATATCATATAATTTATGGGGTGGAGATGAAATGTTAAGATGGACTGAAAATAAATTAGACGAATTAAATTTGAATAAATACGACTTTGTTTTACCGACACCTAATTCAAGGGAAAGTGAAACTGAATTTATTGCGAGATGTATGGATAGTCGTAAAATGAAAATAGAATTTCCTGAAATACCCCAACGAACCGCAGTATGTTATGGACAATGGGGTAAATAAATTGAAAATAACACAAGTAATAAATATTTATAATAAAAATTAAAAAAAATGGAAAAGAATTTAACAACAATTCAAAGAATTAAGCAGATGTTAGAATTAGATAAAGTAAAATTCTCATTTGCTGAAACTACTACAAGTGGTGGTGTAGTGGTAAGAACCGAAGGTGATTTTGAAATCGGTAAAGAAGTATTTGTAGTTGGGGAAGATGGAACTGAAACTCCCGCTCCTGATGGACAACATATTTTACCCGAACTAGGAATTGTAATTGAGACCGAAGGTGGTGTATGTACTGAAATTTCTGATATAGTTGAAGAAGAACAATCGGAAGTAGAAGTAGAGGCGTCTGTAAGCCCCGAAGAACAAACGGCTATTATAACAGAGGTAATGAATATTCTAGAACCGAGATTTGAGGAAATGAATAGAATACACGCTGAAATTATGAAAAGAATTGACGAGATGGAGGCTAAAATGAATGATGGTCAAACGGCTAGTGAAGAGATGAAAAATCAATTAGAAAAATTGTCAAAAGCACCCGGTGATAAATCAAAGACAACTATTGACGAGTATAAAAAACAAGTTAAATCAACCTTTGAAGATAAAATCCAAAAGTTGAGAAGTATTAAAAGAAAATAATTTGAACAAAATTTAACCAATTAATATTAATACAAAAATAAACACAAAAAAAAATTAAAAAAAAATGGCACTTACAGATAATACAGTATGGACTGGTAGGGATGCGGAAGGTTTTTACTCGCAAGCCCTATTATCGGGACCTAGTAAGTCGGTACTTACTCTAATCCCTAATGTAAAATCTAAAATTAAATTGGCGGGCTTTGACTTGGGTAATATCCTTCAAGACGCCGATTGTACATTCAACGGAAGCGGTGAAGGTACTTTATCTCAAAAATCTTTTGAGGTATGCGCAATTAAAATAAACTTGGAGTATTGTAAAAGGACTTTTGAAACTGACTACCTTTCTCAACAACTAAGGGCTGGCTCTAACAATCCTGAGGTTATGCCTCTATCTATGGAAGAGTACCTTTTGGACTTGACAGCAAGAAAAGTTAGTGCGGACTTAGAAACTATCGTATGGCAAGGAAACACTACTGGTGCTACTTACCCTATTAATGTTTGTGATGGTCTTATTTTCAAATTCTCTGCTGATACAAATGTAGTTAAACCTACTGGTTTTGCTCTTACAGTAAGCAATATTATCTCTGCTACTACTGTTGTATATAACGCTATCCCAAATACAGTAATCACTAAACCAGATGTAAAAATCTTTATGGGTATTGCCGCAGCGAAACTTTATAAACAAGCAATCGCAGCAGCGTCAACTGAGGCTTATTATGTTGGTAATAAACAATTGGACTTCTTGGGTATAGAAATTATAGAAGCACCCGGAATGCCAGCAAACACAATCGTTGCGGGGGCACTATCTAATATGTTCCTATTGACTGACCTAGAATCTGATTTTGAAGATGTTAGAATATTACCTATGATGGATACTATCGGACAACCGACAGTAAGATTAGTAGGTGAATTCAAATTTGGTGTAGATTACTATTACGGTGCTGAAATCGTATATTTTAGACCATAACCTAACTAAATATGGGGGGTCTAAAAACCCCCCTTATTATAAAAATAAACCTTTAATAAAAAATATAAAAATGGCTTGTAATGCTCAATTGCTCAACGGAGGAATATCGTTAGGATGTGATAGTAATTCGGGTGGTGTTAAAAAAATCTATATTACTGATTTTGCTAATATTACTGGTATTACCGAACAAGCGGGAGGTGTTTTAGTTGCGTCGGGAGAGGTAATCTCCAATATCGCACTTGCTTCTGGCGAACAATTCTACGAATTTGAATTTTTAGATAATTGTACAAGATAGTAATTCTCTTTACTGGTTATTTGGACAAGCGGAAGGATGTATTATGACCGCTTTGGATGGTGGTAGTGGTGTTGCTAAAACAGACGCAAATGGATACACAATTACATTTACGGCTGAGGAACCAGACCAAGCACCAGAAGTATTGGATAGTATAATCGCAGGATTAATCTAATATATAAGTTGTAAATTGTTTTAAGACCCTACCCCAAAAAGGTGGGGTTTTTTATTTTTATTAATTGACAAACTGATATTAATAGTTATACTTATATAAATTTTGGTATTATGGAAAATAAATTTTACATTTACGCACATATTAATAAATTAACGAAAGATATTTTTTATATAGGTAAAGGTAAAGACCGTAGAGCGTATGATAAAAATAAAAGAAATAAAAAATGGAAACAATACACATCACAAAATGAATATCAAGTAATAATATTACAAGATAATATGTTAGAAGATGACGCCTTAAAATTAGAAGAATTTTTAATTAAAAAAATAGGTAGAGAAAATTTATGTAATTTAACAGATGGTGGAGAAAGTGGATGTGGTTATCAATTTACGGAAGAACATAAAAATTATTATAAAGAATTATTCAAAGGTCAAAAAAACCCATTTTATGGTAAAAAACATAATCAAGAAACAATTAATTTAATTAGTCAAAAAAATAAAGGTAAAGAACGGAGTGAATTTTCAAGAAAAATCGCAAGTGAAATCTGTAAAAATAGAATTGGAAATAAACATCCGATGTACGGTAAAAAACATAAAGAAGAAACTAAATTAAAAATTAGTAATATGGTCAAAGGTGAAAATAACCCTATGTTTGGTAAAAAACATACACAAGAAACCCGTAAAAAAATAAGTGAAAAAATGAGTGGGGAAAATAATTATTTTTATGGTAAAAAAAGACCAGACCATTCAAAGTTAATGTCTGAAAATAACCCATCATCGGTCAAGATAAAATATAATGATAAAATATATAATTCAATTATTGATTTGTGGAAAAATGAATTTTCTGATATTAAAGAAAGAACATTTAGACAAAGAATAAATAGAGGTAAAATAATTTTTGAAAGGATTTAATATATGAGAAAAGCAAAAGTAAAACACAAAGACACTACTTATGTAATGAAGATAAATAGTGAAAAGAAAAAAGCGATACAACAATATTGTAAAGATAATGGATTATCTCTTGCTAAATTAATTGATGTATTTATAACTGATGTTTTATTAACTGATAAAAAATTTTAATAAATAATTACTTTTACTAAAAAAGGATATATTTATTATAAAAATAAAGTTATGAAAAGAGATACAAAAGAATTTAGAAGTGCCTATCACATAGGAGGGGACAATTGGCTCCCAACGGCAATTTACCAAATAGTCAATATTTATAATGGACGAAGATGGATAGCCGATACATATGATTTTAATATCGCTAAATATGGTCAATTATATCAATTAAATAAAGGGATACACCCTTGTAAAGATTTACAAGATGATTTTAACGAATTGGGTGAAAAAGGGTTTTTCTTTATGGAATTAGAAAAATATATTAATGTAAATGAATTAAAAAATAAATTGGATTATTATAGAATAAAATATAACGCAAGTTATTACGAAGAAGACGATATTCAACCAAATATATAGATATTTATAATCGGAAGTTTTTTTATTTTATTGTTTTTTATAAAAGACCCCCTCGCTCTCATAGGGGGTTTTTTATTTGATTAAATGTCGTACTATTTATCCAATATGAAAACACAAATTGAAATTGGGGATTGTTTTGAATTGATTAAAAACTTGGAAGATAATAGTGTTGATTTAGTTATCACCTCCCCTCCCTACGCAGATATTATCCAATACGGAAAAAATATTGATGTTAAAAAACCAACTGAATATGTTGATTGGATTTTACCCCTTTTCAAAGAGATTTATAGAGTTTTGAAACCGAGTGGTAGTTTTATATTGAATATCAACGATAACTGTAATAAAGGGGTTAGAAACACTTATATTTACGAATTGATTTATAGAGTGGGTAAAGAAAGTAAAATTAAATTGTATGATACTTATATTTGGCACAAAAAAAATGGAATACCAAATGGGGGTAATAAAAGATTTAGAAATACTACTGAATTTATTTTTCATTTTATCAAAGACCAAAAACAATTAAAATTTTATATGGACAGAGTTTTACAAGAACCGAAAGATACCTATAAAAAAAGGATGGAAAAATTAACTAATGTTGATAGAGTAGTAGTTAATGGTCAAAGAATTAAAAATTATAAAAAAGTTGATGCGGGTTTAGTTAGACCAGATAATGTTTTTAGATTTAATACGGCTGGTACTGAAAAAGAAAATAATATCAAACACCCCGCACCATTCAATACAGAATTACCAACTTATTTTATTAATTTACTAACTGATGAAGGGGATATTGTTTTAGACCCTTTTGCTGGTATTATGACTAGTGGAGTTAGTAGTAAAAAGTTGAATAGAGATTTTATCGGTTTTGAATTAAATAGGTTTTATGCCGAATATGGAGAAATCCCAATTAAATCTAATATTACAAATACATATTTATAAATAAAAAATATGATTTATTTAGTAAAAAATAGTGATAATGTAGTGGCTTTGTCTTTAAGAGAGGAATTACCAACTATATTCTCCTCAACTACCCCCGAGTATTTATTTTACTTTGAAAATGATTTGACGCAATTTACCTCAACGACAATATATAATAGTGTTGTTGAGAGTTGGAGATATACTAAATTCAATATTAATATATCGGCTGATACTCAATTAAACGAAGGGTATTATACTTATAGGATATATTCCCAAACTAACGGAGATGGGAACTTAGACCCAAATTATAGTGGAAGCACTTTTTTAGAGAGTGGTAAATTATATATTGAGGGTAATAACAATACAATAAATGACATATATACATAAAATGGCACTATTAGATTTTCTTTTCAAGAAACAAACACAAATTACACCAATTGAGACTAAAAAAGATGAAACACCTTATGTTTTATCTTTGAATTTTGGAACCTCTGTTTATCCAACGATAAGTGAGCCCAAAAATAAAGAATATGTTTATTTTGGGGAGGATAATTTATATCCCGACGAATTGATTAATATGTTTAACAATTGTAGTATTAATCAAAGTATTATCACTCAAAAGTCAAAAATGATTAGTGGTGGTGGTTATACATATGATGACAACAATTTAAGTGATATTCAAAAGGCGGAAATGGAAAAAATGTTGAGGTTTATTGATAATGAACACTCAATAGATGATTTTATCAATTTAATTGCTGGTGATTGGGAATTATTTGGTGCGATGGCTATTGAAGTTATTTGGAGTAGAGAAAGAAATACAACCCCTCAACTGAATATTACGGAATACCCGGTTATTCGTCGGCGATGAACTATATTCAAAGTGATATTCAAATTGCTCAATATCACAATAATAATATTAGTAATGGATTTGCTCCCGGCTTAGTAATTAATTTTACCAAAAAACCAAATTCACAAGAGGAACGAGATATTATAGTTGGTGAATTGAAAAAACAGTACCAAGGCGCAAAAAATAGTGGGAAACCCCTTATATTTTTTAGTGATGGAGCGGAAAATAAAACTATTATTGAGCAAGTTGGAGCATCTGATTTGGATAAACAATTTGAAGTATTACACAGACAAATAGTGGAACAAATATGTAGCGCTCACCGCCTCACCTCAACGGAACTGATGGGTATAGCAATTCCCGGTAGATTGGGTAATAGTAATATTGAGACGGCTTATAATATCTTTGAAAATACGGTAATTAAACCAGAACGAGACTATATCTCCAAAGTGATTAATGATTTATTTAAGATTAATGGATTGTTTATCAATTTTCAATTAAAACCTTTGAATATTTTAACAAGTAATGGATAACACCTATTTACCCAATAAAAAATTATATTTATATTTGAAATAGATTTAGACATACAAAAAATTAAAGAGACCTCAACGATGTTGGGGTTTTTTTAATTTATTAAGCATAAACGATATTTATAATAAAAATCTGATATGGCAACGACCTTTTTTATCTCACAACAATATCTTAACCAATTCTTACCGATAACCAAAAATATTAATTATAACGACATTTACCCCCATATTGTAAGTGCTCACCAAATTAATATTCAAGAGTTTTTAGGAACTAATTTTTACAATTATTTAATTGGTGTATATTCGGCTCAAACATTAAATGCGAATGAAGAGGTATTAGTTGGAACCTTTATAAAACCGATAGCCGCTTGGCGAACCCTATATTATCTACTACCTTTTATATCTTATCAAATTACAAATAAGGGGACTTTACAATTTACTAGTGAAAATGGTAATCCTTTGGATTTGGATGGAATTAAATATCTTATGAAACAAACATTAGATAGATGTGAATTTTACGAACAGAGATTGATTAAATACTTATGTGATAATTCGGCACTTTATCCCCAATATAAAACCAATAACGGGGACGATATGGAACCCTTCAAAGGTAATACGACTTACGAGAGTGATTTATATTTGGGTAGTTATAATTCTTTATATCCCCGAGATTATAGATTATTAAAATACTTAAAAGAATAAAAAAAGGGGTCTAATTTGACCCCTCTTTTATTTTATCCCTTTTATAGTTGGTTTTATTCAATAATCGTTTTGGTATTATATAAACCTCCTTTAATACTTTACCCGAATTTTTTACAAATGAATTTCTTGGAAGATACATTTTTTTTATTGTCATTCTAGAAAAATCCAAATTATTTAGTACGACATATTGATAGGTATTATCAGTAAAATAATATAGATAACAAGCCTTATATCCTTTGAACTTATCGGTTTTGATTAATTCCAACATACTATCGCATTTATGCTTTTCCAATAACATTTCTCCGTCATAATTTTTATCAAAGAAATCACTATCAAAGTCCCTATTTTTTAATTCAATTAATACTTTTAATTCTGGTACCGCACAATCATATCTATCAAACTCGTTAGATAATTCTACTTTATGATTGGGGAATATGATTTGATGAAGCGTTTTTAATTCCGCAGCCTTATATTTATCCTTATTGAGGATAAACTCTTGTGATTTAGACATTTTTTTAGATTTAGATACATTTATTTATTAATAAATATATTGACTTTTAGAAAAAGCACTTTTCACCCAAAAAAAAGTAAAGATGTATAAAGAAATTTTAGATAATTATTTTAATCAACGATATAAATTCTTAAAAGATGCGATTAGAAATATTAATGGTCGTACAAAAATACCAGAAGAATTATATTCTGACTTATTAAATGAACTTTATGTTTATCTACATAATAAACCCGATAAGTGGTTTAAGAATTATGAACAAAAGGGGGATAAAGGAATTGACGCTTATTGTTTAGTGTGGATTAGGAACCAATCAAATTGGATTAGCACATTCAAACAAAAATACGATATAACTATAAGACACTATCAAGAATACGAGCCAGACAAAGATGAAAGATTTGAGGACGAGTTTAAGATATTATCTGATGAAGAATTATTATATAGTGGATATTATAGCGATGAGCAAGTAGATAGGATAATATGTATTAAAAGACAATATAGTAAATTACCCGATTATTATAAAAATTTATATGACCTTTATTTTAATAAACAATTAACGATGGGACAAATTGAACAAGTAGTAGGAATATCCAAAGGGTCTGTCCATAATATGCTACACCAACTATATCAAATTTTAAGAAACAAATGCAGATAATAATTTACATAATAGCCATTAGTTGTATTGGATACCTTTTTATCAACGCAGAACCGAGTATTTTATTAAAACGAATATTGGGGTTTAAGGAAGAAAAATACGACGATTATTCAAAGATAAAACAATTTATTCATAGGTTAATTACTTGTGAGATATGTAGTACCTTTTGGATAGGTATTATATTTGGATTTTTACTTAATTACAGACCCGTAGATGTATTATTTATGTCTTCAATATCTTCTGTATTGAGTGGATTAATTAAAAGCGTTATAAACCCTTAATATTTATTAATATGGACAAAGAATATTTTGATAAATTAGAAATATTATTAAAAGAGTTGGAGGGTAAAGAAAAAATACTAGACCAACAAACGACTTTATTGTTTAACATTCACAATTATTTTTACCCAAAGAAAATGGAATATGGTAAAAGTTGTGCTGGATGTAGAAATAGGGTTTATAAAAGAATGATTGAATTTTATAATGAAAATAAAGAAAAATATAATCCGAATTAACGATATAAACCAACTAGATAATCACAGTTTTAATCTTGTAGTTTATATGGAGGGATTGTTTTGCGATGAATATGTTATCAATACTGATGGAATGGATTATAACTTCAAGAAACAATTAGTAGATTTATTGGGTCAAAGTTATATCCAAATTTATAAATTATTGAGACCAAGAATAATGAGTGAAGATGAAATTAAAGATATTGTAGATACTTTGACTAGTGATGTTGAATTTATGTTATCTTTACTAGACGAATATCCCGAATTAGTAATTGAGATACCAATTCACTATATTACAATCACTACTTACACACTAGCGAAAATATTGAGGTTGGAGAAGTATGAAATAGCGGCAAATTTAGATAAATTTTGGTTAATGTGGGAAGATAGGATAAGAGAAAAGAATTGGTTGATACCTATTTAATAAAAAATTATTGCGCGATGAAGAATAGCAAACAAACAAATAAAAAAAAGTTATTAGACGCTCTTGTTAATAACAGAGGTTTAGTCCACCCCTCTTGTAGGGAAGCGGGTTTATCTTATAATACCTATTATAATTATTATCGTAATGACCCCGATTTTAAGAAAATTGTTGATGAAATTAACAATATCAATTTAGACTTTGTTGAAAGTAAATTATACGAAAAAATTGAGGAGGGTAATGAACGACTTATTGTATTTTATTTACAATATAAAGGTAGAAAAAGGGGATACACTCAAAGTAATAACACTTTGAATATTGAAGGTGATGGTAAAATCAAAATTCAATTTGGAGGTGATTTTAATATTGATGACCCAACTGACGATAATAACCCAAATGAGGGGGAAGATAATAAAGATTTATTATTGGATTAATGACAATAGAATTATATACCCCATATGATAAACAAAAAGAGATACACAAAGCCTTATTGGATGAAAAGGTCTTTGGAGTGGTTGTCGTCTGCGGTCGGCAAGTTGGTAAAACACTTTTGGATATTAACCAAGCCTTATATTGGGGATTAAAAAACCCCAACTCAACGATACTATTTGTTTTACCAACAGATAGTCAAGCCCAAAAAGTTTATAAACAATTATTGACCCCTATTATGACCTCTGGTCAAGTTAAAAGTTATAAAGGACAATCTGGCTCCGCTGAGGTTTTATTTAATAATGGAAGTCAAATATTATTTAGGTCGGCTTTACAAGAAGATAGTTTAAGGGGTTATTCGGTAGATTATCTTATAATAGATGAGGCGGCATTTGTAAGTGAAAATACTTTGAACTCTGTATTATTACCGACATTAGTAGTGAAGGGGAAAAAGATATTATTGACTTCAACCCCCAAAGGTAAAAATACTTTATTCAAATACTTTAATAAGAGTTTTACTGACGATAGGTGGCGTTCATTCAAATTTACAAGTTATGAAAATCCATATTCAAATAAAGAGTTTATAGATAGTCAAAAAGAGTATTTGAGTGATGAAATATTCGCACAAGAATATCTCGCAGAATTTGTTGATAGAGCCTCAATATTCAAAAACTTAGATGATATATTTACTTTACCCAAAGATTATCAACCAAAAGGTAAATTATATTGTGGGGTGGATTTGGGGATGGTTAATGATTATACGGTGGCTATTGTTATGGATGAAAATTATAATGTAGTTGATTATACTAGATTTACCCAAGTTAGTAATAAACAATTACAAGAGAATTTAATTACATTCTTTGAAAAGTATAACCCAACCAATATAGTAGTTGAAAATGTGGGATTGGGGATACCAATTGTAAGTGATTTATTAGATAGTAAATTTGGTAATAAGATTATCCCTTTTCAAACTAATTCAAAGAGTAAATCCGAGATTATCACCAATTTAATTACCCTATTCAATAATAAAAAATTAAAGATTAAAGACGACGCACTTTTTAGAATTGAGTTGGAGAGTTTTATTTTTATCAATACCGCAACGGGGAATATTAAATACCAAGCAAGTAGTGGTGCCCACGATGATATGGTAATGGCTCTTGCTTTAACACTTGAAAGTTTCAACAGAGGGGGACAAAAAGAATTTGACATAGAATTTTTTATGTTATGATAAATGAATATTTATATTAAAATTATCAAATGAATAAAAGTGAATTAATTGTTTTTAG